TGATCCGCACTTCTTCTTACCTTCAACGATCACTCCTTCACTCTTCAAGCGTGCAGCACGCTTAGCCTTTGCCTTAGCAAGGATTCTTGCACGAGCATCATCCTGATCCTTCTTGGGGATAGGAGTTACAGCACCGACTTTCTGATCAACATCACCAGGGGCATAACCCTCAGTCTTAGTTGCTTTCTTTCTACGATTCATTTCCTTAGTGACTCTCTTCAACATGAACTGATTAGAGGGGAGACTCTGATCTGCACCACTAACTTGCTTGTGCAACGCTGCCAGTTTCTCATCTGACTGCTTACCCATCTTGGCGTCTTCTTTGATAGCACCTTTACCATGCTTAGCACGGATATCTGCTTTCACTTTTTCAAGTGCAGACATACCATCATACTTTGGTTTTTTCTTACCAAAGGTATTTGGTGTGTTACTAATTGGTTTGTTGTAACGTTGGTTACCACCAACACCACCGCGCTCCATGCGTCTATCTTTGAGACGATCTGATTCTTCTTCTTTGAAAAAATTCATGTTACTGACGTGCTACTTTTGTACATTTCAGACCAGCGCCATCGATGGTTTCGAGTGGATCTTTTTCCAAGTAGACAACACCACCCGCCTCGATACTGGCATTGCGAGATCCGAGAGCGACATACTTAGTGCCATCTCCACGCTCAGTTACAACAGGACCATCATCAATAACTAAGACGATGGTGGCGGCGGTGTCATTGACAACACGAACAGCGGTCGCCTTACCTAGATTGGTTGCTGCACTGAGGGTTACCTCAGTAGCCAGTACACGAACTCTATCCATGGTTATACTACTTGGTTGTTTTTATTATTTATCTTGCTGCGCTTTTAGAAACTTAGCAAGATCTGCCGTACTACCTACAAACATAGTATTGTTTGTTGTAGTAACCTCTTTGGTTTTAGTTGGTGCTTCAATATCATTGACCTTCTTTTGTAGATCAATTAGTTTGTCAGCAACATCACCCACATGTTTGATCAACTGTCCAGCAACTTCAAATGCTCTTGGTTGATCTGACTCTTGTGCTAGTTCAAGGATGCCATCAACTGCCTCTTGACCTTTCTCGATCAGAGAGTAAAGATTCCCACGAGTATACTCATAGTCTTTCTTTAATTGTTCTTTGGTGGAAGTAGTTACTTCTACCTCAGCAACAGGTGTTGGTGTTGCATCTTTGACGATTTCAGTTTTGACATCGAGAGCATCCTCAATGCCATCATACTTACTCGTCTGCGCCTGTGGTTGGGTTTCGTGAGAGTCCATCTGTAAATTCACTGAATAGTTCATTAAATCCGAAGTTGTCATCAGAATCAACTAAGGCATGATCTGCCTCAGTGATCCTATGAATCGCTGATCCGTTAGTGTGTGCTGCATTCGTTGAGTTCAACCAAGCACGAGTAACGAATACCTGTTCTCCATCGATCTTAGCGATACGCATAACTTCATCATCGATCTGAATATTCGTATGAATAGCAAGACCAGATGAATCCGTTACTTTGATGATTCCATCATTATCGTCACACGCGAACGACAACGTAGTTGTTGCGTCCGAGTTTCTATCAACTGTGGATGCAGGAGTAGCAGTGTAACGCACCTCTCTGGGTGCTGTTCTGACAGAATCGGTAGCGTAATCCACAATTGCCTTTGTGATAATCTCACCACTGTTATCCTGTACAGGACCATACAAGAATGTCTTAGCAACAAACTGTAAGGTATAAATTAGAGTTCTGCGAGTATCATAGTCTCCTTCATACTGATCATCATAATCAATACTTGTCAGTGTAATTGGGTAGTCTCTCTTCTCACCAAGTTCTGGTACCAAGTTCATTGTGATGTTGAAACTTGGTTGAAAGAATGGTAGAATTTGCTCAATGATTTGAAGAGCATCATCCTGATTCTTACTAAGGATTGCTAATTCAAAATTAATATTATATGGGATTGGCATGAACCCCTTGTTGTTAGCACCAGCGGCAGTAGTATTTCTGATGTACTGTGTGGGTGATAACTTTCTTGTTGGATCGTATGTGATTGCTTGAATCTCAAATGCAATCCTAGGCAGAGTAATCTGTACCTGATCCTTGGTAGTAAGATCACCAAGTTGACGCAGACGCGCTAAGAACTTATCCTTGGGTCCATATGCCAAAGGCACTTTCATGACCTCAGTTTTGGATCCTTGGGATCTTCTGATCTCAATGTTATTAAATAGCGTGCCAAAGGCAACCACGGTTTTTTTAATTATACCGTGATATGAATAAGTTCCTAGCATTAGATTGTGCCTCCTTTATTACCAAACTCACCGAATGGATTGGTTTGTGTGAAATCTATAATGGCATCAGCATCGGTTTCGATGGCGACGTTTTGGTCATATTCAGAGTTCACATTATTTATAGTGTTATAGGTATATGTAGACCAGACAGCAGAACTCGTGTCTCCTGTCATAGTTTCACCAGATGAGAATCTACCACTCCTATTGATAACAATAAGAGTTCTAGTAGCATTATCCCAAGACTTCACTTCGGCGGTTGTATTAGTAACAGCACCAGTCACAGTCTCACCAACTGCATAATCACCTGTGCCGCCTTCGGCCATTACCATACCAACAGCATTAGCATGATTGACTTCAATAGCATCAATCTCTGCAACACCAGTATCAATATCCTCATCACTGTATTCAAAGAGTTCACAACGTAAACCCCATGTGTATACCTTACCTAACTGGAAGAAAGGTTGTTCATGCTCTACATACTGGATCTGGAATGTCTTACCCACCATAGGGAAGTGAATCAGATCTCCTTCATTAGGACGACCCTCTACAATCAGAGTAGCGTTATTATCTACTGCTGCTGTAAACCGTCGCTTAGATAAGATGAAGGTAACTTGGTCTTGAATTCTGACACCAAACTTAGCGAAGATATCGCCATCACCACGAAAACCACCAGCATCTTCCAAATATACTTCGACTTCAAATGCTCCTGTATACTTGGATAGTGTATCTTCTCCGAAGACACTATCTTCTTTGACGAGCGTTCTTGGGATATAGTACACGTTCTTGCCGAACATTTTAATCTGCTCATCGACGAGATCTTGTACGAGACCCTGCTCTCCTGTTGTACCTTGGGTGAAGAAACTGTTAAGTGCCATATCATCCTATCATGTCTAGGGGAGGTGTTTCCCAGGTAGTACGAAGTTGTTCGTCAAGGATCTTTAATTCCTCAACAGCATCGTTATAAATCATCTCACCGTTCAGAGTGACACCACCTGGCATTTGGACATTCGTGAACTTAGTAAGATTCTGACCCCACTGCTTTTTAATTTTAGCAGTAACATAATCTTTCATCCACATTTGGTTGTAGATTTCTGTCCAAGTGTTTGGATCCAAAGCACGCCAACATTTAAGGATCACATACTGATCTGAGAGTGCATCCTCAGTCCAGTCAAAATCAATGTATACTCTGTCTTGAACATTATTATATCTGATAGGTTTCAGACCTTCCAACATGAAGTCAATACTAGACAGGTGTTGCTGAATCATGTAGTAGTGATAGAACTGTGTAGACGTAAAGTCATACAGATCATTCAGTCTCATCTGATAACGAATATCAAACATACTACGAGTGCCTTTATCAGTAAAAGCAAACATACCTTCAATTGCCAGAATATGATCTGGGACTGTTAGATATGTATTTTGCTCAGACCAAGTAGTAGTACCATCAGCACCAGTAGTATCTGTATTAGTACGACCAGCAGCAATTTCAGCAGAAGTAAAGAGATGTTTTAGATAAACTCTCTCAGCACCTTCATAGTGATATGTTTGGAACTTTTGAATAGCATAATCGATGGCATCATCAATCTGATCATCAGATACATTCACCTCCAAGACTGGTTTACCCAGTCTACGGAGGCAGTATTCTTTTAGTTCTGCCTTAGAAGTTGGAATGGCCATTGGTTATCAGAGAGCGGCGATACGGGTCTGGAAGTCAGCAAAGTCAGTTGCAGCAGCAACTTCTGCTTTCAGGGTAGTAAGATCAATCGTCTCTGCTTGAAGTGCAGAGTCAGCAGTTGCACCTTGTGCAGCAGTTGCATAATCAGTCGATGCTGTTGCAGCGGCAGTGCCAAGGGTTGGTTTGCCAGTCAGATCTGCATATGCACCAGAGAAGAGCGTAGGCAGGTTAGTAAGATCATTGTAAGAACCACTGGTTGCTACGGTTGCCAGATCTCCTGGTTGTGTAGCAGAAGCAGCAAGTGTGCCTTGGGCGGCAGTGGCATAATCAGTTGCAGCAGTAGTAGCAGCAGTGCCCAGATCTCCTGGTTGAGTAGCAGAAGCAGCGAGTGCGCCTTGTGCAGCAGTTGCATAATCAGTAGATGCTGTTGTAGCAGCAGTACCAAGACCCAAAGCGGTGATGGCTGCTGAGGCACGAGCATCAGCACGAGCATTTGTATAGTAGAGGTTAGTACCCTCTGCCAGGTCACTCGTAGACTGGTTGCTAATATCAAGGTTTGCACCAACTTGAAGTGCAATGCGAGCATCAGCACGAGCGTTGGTGTAATAAAGGTTAGTGCCCTCTGTCAGATCATCAGTGTCCTGATTAGTCAGGTCAAGGTTTGCCCCAACTTGAAGTGCGATACGAGTATCAACACGACCAGCAGTGTGGTAAAGATTGGCACTTCCCTCAACAATACCATCCGAGTCAGGTGTGGTAT